TTGTAAATAATATTACAAAAGAAGTAGATGGTATATTTCCTTCGGCACAATCTATGTTTGATAAATCTGTAAGAAGTGAAAAAGATAAATTTTACAAAGGACTAAATTCTATATTGTTTGAAGGAGATGTTAAAAAAGCAATAGATCCTAAAAAAATAGATGACCTACTAGATAGAATGAAACAAAGTAAAGTAGGTGAAGAGTCAAGACAGATGTTGGTGGGCGGTATAAATAATGCAAGAACAGAGTTTTCTAAATTAATAGGTATACTAGATGAAAATTTATCTGGAGTTAAATTAACAAAAGCACAAGATGAATTATCTACTTTATTAAAGGATAGATTAAACGGTTGGGTTGGTTCTACATATAGAATATTTGAAGATCAAGGTAGAGGATTGTTTAAGTTATTTAAAAGATATACTCCAACAGACGAAGCTTATGAAGGAGCGGTAGGATTTTTTAAACAACAAGGTTTAACACAACAAACAGCTAAACAAGAAGTAGACAGAATATTGGCTGAAGTATCAAAAATAAAAAAACCTAAAGCATTAGATTTAAATAACTATATTAAAAAAACTGTAGAAGGTAGACCTGCAGGAGAGTTTATACAAAAAATGATTGATGATACAGGTGTGCCACCAGCAGCGATAAGAGAATTATTAGGAGAAATATCTGACCCAAGATATTCTATATTTAATGCAATGACTAATTTATCTTCAGTTGCACGTACAGCAAATTATTTAAAAGACATATCTACAAAAAATCTAGAAGTGCAACAAGCAGGTAAAAGAGGATTCTTTTGGGGATCAAAAGAAGCAGCAGAACAAGCAGTTCAATCTTCTAAAACAGGAATTAGAATTGTTGATATAGACAGTGTTATAAAAGATTTACCAGGAAGTGGTAAATTTGTTAATCCATTAGCAGAAACAAGATTTACTACAGAAGAAATAGCAGAAGCTATTAGAAATATAAATAACATAGGTGGTGGATTACAGGGTTTTGTAAGGGGTGAAGGTAAAGAAGGAGCAGAAGCTGCTGTAAGTTGGGTATATAGAAACCTATTATTATTTCCAAAAGGAGTATCACAATTAGCAAAAACAGTTTTATCTGTACCTACACACTTACGTAATTTCATAAGTGCGTTTGGTTTTGCTGGTGCAAATGGTAATTTATTTGAACCTGCATTTTATACTAAAGCATTTAAAGAAGGATTGGATGTATCTGGATTATTAAAAGCAGGACCAACAAGTGCAAAGTTTCAAGAAGCATATAGAGAATTACTGGAATTAGGAGTTGTAAACTCACAAGTTCAAATAGGAGATCTTAAAAACCTTTTAAGAGACATTAGATTTGGTGAGCAGATTGCAAATACTGATACAATACTTAGACCTTTTATGTCTAAGTTAAGAAAAGTAGGTGAGTTTGCACAAGGAAAATATGTTGCAGAAGATGATACATTTAAAATTGCAAGTTGGGTTGTTGAAAGAGAAAAATTATCAAGAGCGTATGCTAAACAAGGATTAAAAGAAGGTGATGAAGTATTAAATGTTTTTACTGGACAAAAAGAAATATTAGATGAAAAATTTTTAAAAAGACAAGCAGCAGATATTGTGAAAAACACTGTACCTAATTATGAGTTTGTAGGTTCTGCAGTTAGAACTTCTAGACTTTTACCAATAGGTAATTTCATGTCTTTCCCTTCAGAGATGATTAGAACTACAACTAATATTGCAGAGCTTGGTGTAAAACAAATGAAACACTCTAGACCTACTGTAGGTTCTAATATTTTACCTTATGTAATTGATAGAGCGACAGGTCAATTAGTTAAGAATGACAATCCTTTTTATGGTGATGGTTTTAAAAGATTAGCAGGTCTTGCTACCTTTACAACAGTTATACCTGCAACTTTAACTGAAGGTGCAAAAGCAATGTACGATGTATCACAAGAAGAACTAGATGCACTAAGAAGATTTGTTCCAGACTGGTCTAAAAATTCTACATTAATACCTATTAAAGATGAAGATGGTGAACTAAGATACATAGATTTTAGTCATAGTAATGCATACGATGTAATCGCAAGACCATTAAGAACTTTACTAAATAATATTCAAGATGGAGATATGAATGATCAAACTTTATTATCTAGTTTTGTAAATGGAGTCAATGAAGCTGGTGCTGAAATAATGAATCCGTTCATTGGTGAATCTATTTGGACAGAAGCTGCAGGTGATTTAACTGTTAGGGGTGGACGAACTAAAGATGGTAGATTATTATATACTGATCAAACATCTGCAGGAGATAAAGCTGCAATTAGATTTTTACATTTAGGTGAAGCTCTTGCACCTTCTTACAGACAGTTTCAAAGATTAGGACAAGCTGCTTTTGGTACGCCTACAAAAAGAGGAGACGTTTTAGAAATAGGACCAGAGCTTGCAGGGTTTATGGGCTTTAGACCAATTAAAGTAGATCCTTTAAAATCCATGGGATTTAAAATTGCTCAATATCAAACAGGTATTAGAAATGCTAGAAGAGAATTTACAGGAGGTTATTTTGGATTATTAAAAGGAGGTCCAATAAAACCAAATGATGTGATAAATAGATTTTATAAATCTAACAAAGCTAGATTTGACGTACAACAAAACATGTATAATGACATAAGCGCTGCACAAATTTTAGGAGTTAGTAGAGGAATATTAGGTAGAGAATTTAAAGACAGACAAATATCAGATAAAGCTTATCGTAGTTTGCAAATAGGAAGATTTGATCCATACTTTCCATCAGAAGATATTGAAGCTAGATTTAGAGAAATTGCAAGAGACTTAGGTGATCCAGATGTTTATAGATCAGTAAGACCAACACTAAGAAATATGTTTAATGATTTTAGAAGAATACCTTTAGGTTCATCATGGACTTTAGATGTAAATGATTACTTAGAAGAAGAAATACAAACTCCACCATTGGCTTTACAACCAATGCCAGCATCAAACGTTGTACAAACGTCAGCTATTCCAGGATCAAATAATAATCTGATGGCGTCAGGATTGACACCAGTAGAGAATGCTTTATTATCAGAAGAAGAGAAAATGATACGATTAAGACAGAGAGGATTAGCGTAATGTACAGTTTGGGTGGAATGATAGACGTGATCTATCGGGATATTATAGCGGGGGCTATAAAATAATGGCTAGCAAATCACAAGACGCAATGCAAAGAATAGAGTCGCATGAAAAACTTTGTCGTATCATGCAGAAACAGACCTATGAAAGAATGCAACAAATGCAAGGTCAGATAACTAGAATTGAAAGAATACTACTTGTATCTATGGGTGCAGTTATGACAGGTATGGGTGGTGTAATTTTAGTTCTTTTACAAAAACTTTAGATCCATTCTTTTAAATCTTCACCTAAAATTTCATTAGCAATATTTATTTTATTACGTAAAGCTTTTACAATCCTATCATCAATAGTATTTTCAGCAATGATATCAATGTATGTCATAGGTTTTGTTTGTCCGATACGATCAATACGTGCTTCTGATTGTTGTCTCTTTTCTAAATCATAACCATTTGAAAAATAAATCATTGTACTAGCAGCAGTCAGTGTGATACCATAGCCGCCCGTATGTGTAGTTCCTACAAAAAATCTACACTTGTCATCATTCTGAAACTTCTTTATATTAATTGACCTTTGATCTTGGCTAGTTTCACCAAAATAATCTACAACAGAATCCTCACCATATTTATTTTTTATCTCTTCAATAATTCTTTTCACATCGTGAGTATAGTGTGACCATATAACTGCTTTGTTATGAACGTTCTCTAATATATCCATAAGTTCAGTGACTCTATTACATGGTAAATTTTTTATAACACCATCATCAGCTGTAAAATGACCACAAGTTATTTGGTGAAGTCTCATCAATTGAGTCATGACTGTAGCTGAGGATTGCATTTTACCATCAAGAAAAGCTATGGCCTCTTGTTTCATTTGAGCATATACTTTCTTTTGTTCTTTAGTTAATTCTACTACATGTTTCATCCATGTCTTTTTAGGTAAGTCTAGACAATCATCTTTCAAAACTCTTTTTGAAAACGGTTTTATTTTATCTGATAACTCTCCCAGGTTTCTATAACCTACAACTATTTCAACTTGTCTACCAGATACCTGTATCTTTCTGGTTACTGCATAACGAGCCTTGAACGTCCAATAAGAAGAATGGCCCAGGAGCCAGGGATCAAGGAATTCACATTGACTAAATAAATCTAGTGGTGATTTTGTTACAGGAGAACCCGTAAGGATTCTCCTATATTTAGCGAGTTCTCTTAATGCAATAATATTTTTAGTTCTTTTTGTAGTAGGTGTTTTTATAGTAGTAGATTCATCTATTGCAATCATAGCATTGTGTGCAGATAAAAACTTATAAGCAAAAGCTGGTCCATCATTAGAAGAGAAAGCTTCTACATTCATTATAAGAATATGAAACTCAGTTCCTGTTTTAAATAATGTATTTAATAAATTTTTTTGTTTAGCTGACTTATCAGATGTTTTCCATAGAACCATTTTTTTAAATATATGGTCAGGTAAGTGTGTAGGTATTTCAGAATCATACCAGTTTTTATACACACCTTTAGGTGCAATAATTAATAATCCGTTTATTTTTCCTTTGTCATAAAGCATAGCTGCGTTATCCAAAAGAACTTTTGATTTACCTGTACCCATTTCCATGAAGTAGGCAAAATTTTCTTTATCCCAAGAATCTTGTAATGCATCTAATTGATGCTTATATGGTGTTGTCTTAAACTTATAATTTATCATAATATATACCTTTACTTTGCTTTCTGAAGAGATATATATGAATAGAAAGGAAAAAAGTCAATGGCAAAAGTTTATTTAGTACAAGATATTCCTGTCGATAAGGAAACAGGAAAACCAAAATTTGATATGACGCCTGCAATTAAATATGGCGAAATTAAGACAATGTTTCCTAGGTTGAAACAAATGCAGTTTTCACCAGGTCCTTTGATCTTAGAAATAAAAAATAGTTTAAAAGATTTTACGTCAGAAGATTATTTATTATTATATGGTGATCCTGCTCTTATTGGGGTGGTATGTTCTGTCGCAAGTGATATTACAAATGGAAAGTATAAGTTATTGAAATGGGATAGAATAGCATCAGGTTATTTTCCCATAGAAATAAATCTTTTTCAAAAGTAGTTGACAATAAGAAATTAGTTTCTATATTGTCGTTTATGAAAGTAAATAATAAAGAGGTAAAATATGACTGTTAGTCTACGTGACGATGCACCAGATCAAGTTGATGTTATAGATCCAACTGAATTATCTGAGGTTATCGAACAATACAAATCTGTGGGAGCACAGATATTAGCTGTAGAAGGTAAACTTAAGGAACTAAAAGAACAAGAAAAGTATATTAGTAATTTTAGTATTCCTGAGATTATGAACAAGATGAATCTCAGTACAGTTAAGTTAAAAGATGGTTCTGAACTATCTGTAAAAAAAGTATATAGTGCCACAATGAAGGCTGATAAAAAGCCTCAGGCAATACAATGGCTTCGAGACAATGGCTTAGGTGATATTGTGAAAAACGAAATCACAGTTAACTTTGGTCAAGGCGAAGAAAACAAGGCAATGGCTTATGCTAACCTTGCACGGGGTCAAGGTTATGAACCTGCTCAGAAAGAGGCGGTTCATGCCATGACTCTAAAAGTAACCATGGAAGATTGGAAGAACAAAGGAAACGAAGTTCCTGAAGATCTTTTTTGGACGTTTGATGGAAATCAAACGAAAATTAAAAATAAAAAATAAATAATATAGGAGTAAATACATATGTCCAATAATACGGAAATGGTAAAAAAGAATAGTGCAGGTGCACTATCACCAATTAACTTAAGAGCTGATTCAGGTAAAGGCACTGAAGAAATCAAAGCGAGTGATACATCAACTCCAATTTTAAAGATTCTTCATCAGTTATCACCTGAATGTAATACTAGAAATGCTAAACATGTTGAAGGTGCAAAACCTGGCATGATATATTCTAGTAGTTTCGGATCTTTAATTGATGGAGACGTAGGACTTAACGTAGTCATATGTCATTCGCAAACAAGGTTTCCAGAGTGGCAGGAGAGAGGCGATAGTGCAGCAGCTCCAGTCGGAACTCACATGGAACCACCTAAAGATGCAATAGAAGAAAGAAATGGTAAGTACAGATTATCAAATGGTAATTACTGTGAGAAAACCATGTACTTCTATGTACTTGCATTAATAGGGGATGAAACTAGAAAAGCAGTTATCACTATGAGGTCATCTAATCTGACTCCAGGTAGAGAATTAAATAACTTAATTCAAAACTTAAGAGCAACAGACGATAAAGGTAGCTTCAGACCTGCTGCGTATTCTGCAATCTTTAATCTTAAAACAGTTGGTAAAAACTGGGGAGATAAAAGTTGGCACGTATACAAACCTAATAAAGTTAGAATGTTAGATTTATCTAACAAGGACGACTTAGGTATCTATGAGACTGCTAAGAAGCTTCAAGAAGAAGCTTTTGGTGGTTCGACTCAACCTAAATACGAGAAGGTTGACTCTACAAAGTCTCAAGATATTATCTAATATCTTAAGAATAGTTTGTACAAACGGGGCGCTGAAGGGAGACTGGAGGCGCCTCAGAACAAAAGGATGTGATGAAAGACTTTATAAAGTACTTTAGTGGATTGACTAGAAACTATGGTGTCTGCAAAACAAATCAAGGTTATATAGATCCAGAGACAGGTAAGAAAAAATATAAACATGAATGGTCTCAAGAAAAAGTAACAGACAAAGATTACGAAGATCATTTAAAAGGAATTAAATCAATAGGTATACAACCATGTACTGATGAAGGTACAGCAAGATTTGGTGCTATTGATGTAGATAAGTATCCAATAGACAGAGAATTTTATTTAAAAACAATTCAAGAAAAAAATTTACCAATAATACCCATACTATCAAAAAGTGGTGGTCTTCACTTATATGTATTCACAACAGAATATGTAAAAGCAATTGAGATAAGACAGTTCTTAGAGCAAATGCTTTATGTATTTAAACTATCTATCAAAACAGAAATATTTCCAAAACAAACTAATTTAAAATCAGACGAAGATAATAAGACAAATGGTAACTTTATAAATCTTCCATACAATGGTGAAGATAGAAGAGCATTATCACCTGATGGTACAGAGATGTCTTTGGATTTATTTTTAAAATGTGTTGAACTAAATGCAGTAAGTAAAAAACAATTAAAAGACATACAAGAAAAAATAATATCTGATGAATTAAAAGGTAGTGGTCAAGAGTTTGATGATGGTCCACCATGTCTAGGTATACTAACAAAAGAAATAATGGAAGATGATAGAGATAGATTTTTGTATAACTACATGGTCTTTGCAAAGAAAAAATATAAAGACAATTGGAAAGATAAAATAGTAGAAGCAGCTAGAAATTATTTTAAGTTTGATTCTAAATGGACAGACGATCATGTTAAATCAAAGATAAAAAGTTGGGACAAGGAAACAAAAGGTTATCAATGCAATGGAGAACTACTATCTCCTGTTTGTGTTAAAGGTGTATGTGTAAAAAGAAAGTATGGTGTGTTATCAGATAACAAAGAAACATGGCCTAGAATGTATGCACTACAAAAAATAAACTACAAGCCTACACCTGAATGGAAGTTTACTGTTGAAAGAGACGATGGAGAAACAGTTCAAATACATGCAAAAGATATTTATAAACTAGAAAGTCAAAAAGCATTAAGAGCATTATTGATGGAGCAAGCCTTTGTGGTATCACCAAATGTAAAAGGAAATGAGTTTATAGAAATAATGAGAGCATTGTTTGACAAAGAGAAAGTAGAAATAATAGAACCTGCAGAAGGTACAAGTCCTACAGATGTATTACAAAAACATTTGGAAAAATATATTTATGGACCAAAGGCAACCACATACAAATCTTTTGAAAGTGGTAAACCTTTGATTGATACTCAGTACGCATGGTTTGTTTATGATGAATTCTATGCAGATCTAAAAACAAAAGAATGGAAGATAGATCCACAAAGAACTTCTTACATGATAAAAGAAATATTTAGAAGTGAGAACAAAGATAAGAAAGCAATGTTTAATAAACCAAAAAGATTTCCAGGTAAAAATTCTAATGGAGATTACTTTCCACCAATAAAAGCATTGAGAATACCTTTGTATTTATTTGAAGAAAAAGAAAACATAAAAGAAATTGTAGAGTTTGAAGACGAGGAAGATATTTTATAATGATAAACAATAAAAAAGCATACAGAATATTTATGTCTTTACCAAAAGAAGAAAGAAGAAAATTACAAGTTCAACATGAAATAGAGAGCATTGATAACTATGAAAACAAATCTTGGAATAATAGATTTAGCAGATTTGCAGGGTCTTTTTGGAATTGGTTATGGATGTGTCATTTTAAAAAAGACTATAAGGACAGAGATGATATATAAATACTTTGGTCCTCCAGGGACTGGGAAGACTCATAAATTAATTAGTAGAGCAAAAGCTTATGTAAGAATAGGTACACCTCTACATAAAATTGGGTACTTTGCGTTTACTAAAAAAGCCGCTAATGAAGCCAAAAAGAGGATGCCTGCCTCAGATAAGAAACTTGTATACTTTCAAACACTTCATTCTTTTGCTTTCAATATATTAAATCTAAAAGAAGAAGATGTCATGCAGCCATATCATTATGAAAACTTTGGAAAGAAATTAAATGTAAGAGTAAAGTATTATGACAGGTATAATAAGGAAGAGTCACATTTTTTAACTTGTGATAATCCATACTTTCAATTGATACATAGATCAATAAACAGATGTGTTGATGTGCGAGATGAATTTGATCGTGGTGAACATAACTCAAAAGAAGTTGATTGGTCTATGTTAGAACACATAGATCAAAACTATTCTGAGTATAAAAAGAAAAAGAAACTAATTGATTTTAATGACATGATAAAGATGTTGTTAGAAAAAGAAAACAAAATACCTGAGTTTGATGTTGTATTTATTGATGAAGCACAGGACTTATCACCGCTGCAATGGAAACTATATGATATATTAAAACAAAAAAGCAAAGACATATATCTTGCAGGTGATGATGACCAAGCAATATTTGCCTGGGCAGGAGCTGATGTAAACAGATTTATAAATGAACCAGCAAAAGAAAAAATACTGAAGTATTCAAAAAGAATATCTAAGTCAGTTCAAGAACAATCACAAATGTGTGTAGAAAATATTTTAGGTGATAGAAAAATAAAAAATTATTATCCAAGAAATTTTGAAGGTTTGTGTGAAGAGATAGCAAACCTAGATCAAGTTGATTTATCAAAAGGTAAATGGTTAATACTAACAAGAACTGTATCCAGGTTGTTAAAAATAGAAGATGAACTAAGAAAAAAGAATATTTATTTTGAAAGTAACAGAGGTAAGAGTATAAAAGTAAGACTGTACAAAGCTGTAAAAAACTATATGTTTGCACAACAAGGAAATAAATTAGAAGAGAAAGATTTAAAAGAACTAAAAGAATTTATGGGAGAAGAAATAGATTATAAAAAAGATTGGTACGAAGCTTTTAAGAATACTGAACAAGAAGATAAAGATTACTTGCTTAGTTTATTAGATGCTAAAGAAGATTTGGATCAGGCTCCAAGGATCTGGATATCTACTATACACGCTATAAAAGGTGGAGAAGAAGATAATGTAATACTGTGTTTAGATTTAGGAGATAAAATATTGAAAGCAATAAAGAAAAGCCAAGACAAAGAAGATGAAGAGCATAGAGTTTGGTATGTTGGAGTAACTCGTGCAAAGAATAATCTATATAAATTAAAAGCAAGAATTCAAAGAAAAGGATACAAATTATAATGAATTTATACCATGAGTATAAACCGATCGGGATAGAGATAAGTTCAACGGCAAGTGGTAGTGCCGTGGTTGGTCACCACGTTAATACGGTGTCTCGAATCCCACATCTAATCATCAATCACGCCGTATTAACACCTACCACATATAAAGGAGGTAAATATATATGACAGATAATAAAATATTCGAAAGCGTCTTCCCACAAGATAAGCAAATTGGGGGATCTCATTACAAAAATTTTGCGATACAGCCTTACGAATTTATTTCAAAAAATAATTTATCTTTTTTCCAGGGCAACGTAGTGAAATATGTTTGTAGATATTTGGAGAAAGATAAAATAAAAGACTTAGAAAAGATAATTCACTATTGTGAATTAGAAATTAAAAAGTTAAAAGATACAAAATGAAAGCAGTTTCAATTTTATTATTCTTAACATTAATGTCTGTAATTTATTTTTACAGTTGGATGATATTCATACAGAAATTATTTATATGAAAAAAATAACCTTTAAAAGGTGGAGTAAACTTTTAGATAAGTTTGTAGATGTATTAGGTAAAGAGACAGATACATTGTGTTGTTTAGTTTGTAATCAAATTAAGAATCAAAAATTTTTTCATCTATGCATGAAAGAT